ATGAGTAAAAAACGTATTATAGTTAATAACATTTCTGAGTACATAGACATAATCCATAAATTAAATAAGGTAAAAGGTCAAAATACACTTTTATACAGAGGGCAAAACAATTATAAATATAGTATAATTCCGTCAATATGTCATAATCTCCCGAATAGCAGACAGACGTATTTAGAATTTGAATCTAAGTTAATAAGGCAAGCCAAAAACAAATACCCCGAAATATTTGGGACCGCAAAGAATGATTTAAAGAATGATTTGGAACTACTTTCAAGGCTTCAACATTATGGCATTCCTACAAGATTGTTGGACGTTACATCTAATCCGCTGGTTGCGCTTTACTTTGCCTGCAAAGATAATGGAAATTCAATAGATGACGGTGAGGTTATAGTTTTTTCTTTCGATAATTTGTCATATGGTGATGATCAAGATACCATTGCTTTGTCAAGCTTTTATAAATTTGACTATAAAATCTCTGTAAAAGAATTTATGAAAATTAACAGATTAGATTATAGAGTAACTCCAAATAAGCATTCATCTGGAGTAGAGTCTTACTGCGTTTTGCATCACAAACCAATATGGGCACAATTACCGGAGTACACTACTCGACAAAAAACTCAAAATGGAAGCTATTTGATTTTTCCTAATGAAATTGTCTATTCCAAATATGAAGAATCCTTTGCAGTAGTGAATGAAGATTTTTGTTTTATTAATAACATCAAAAGCTTATCTAAGAAAGACACATTAATCAAAAAGCTGATAAGAATTTCAAAGGAAGATAAACTTGATATTTTAAGTCATCTCGAATCTCTTGGTATAGACGAATCTACATTGTTCCCTGAAAACTTGGATATTGGTTGCAGAATGATCAAACAAAATATTGGCTTATAACAAAAAAAATCAGCCGTCTCAGACCCATAAAAAGTCCGAGACGGCTGTTTCTCTACCCATACAATATAAAACTAAACTTTCTTAGCAAACCCCGTCAAACAGATCCACCCAGCACCGCTCTTGAGCTTGCCCCAAGTCTGACCGTCAACTACCTTTTCGGCTACAATAGTGTAGATAACGCCGTACTTTGCCATAACACCCTTGACGAGTGCACAGGACACGCCTGCGCCCTTTCTAACGTTCATTCCGCCCTTGTAAGTTATCTTCACCTTGTAGGACTTGAACTTCGCTGTGTGCTTGTTGATCGAACTCGTACCGCTAAGCTTTGCGTTGACCTGTTTTGCTATGTAACCGAACTTACCACTGAGATATGGTCCCGGACAGCCCGTCGCCTCAAACCATTTGTGCATTGTAAGATTGCCGCTGGTGTTGCCCGTGTAGTTGAGCTTTTTGATACCATTACGCTTGCAAATATCCACACACAGCTTTATCAACGCAGCCATAGCCTTTTTGCTGACGTGCCAATTCGGCTCACCACTGTCATTTGCTACCTCGATAGTCACAGCACGCATATCATTAGCACGGTTGGAACTGCACCAAGACCTGTACTTTTCGTCCACCATTACGCCTACCTTGCCGTTGCTGTCGATACAGTAATTACAGCTGCCGCCACGAGCCTGTACAGACGTACAGCAGTTTGCCAGCGTTGCATTACCTGCCATGTGATGAATAGTTATCTTGTCGATTTTGTGATCTCGTACATTGTAATGATCTGTCTTGCCCGACCACTTCCAAGAAGCCAACTTTGAATTTCCCATATTATTTCTCCTCCTTTGCCTTTAAAACATCTATTGCCTTTATGAGTACCTGCGGTATCGGTACTCCCATAAGCCCTGCGTTTTCGATTATAGACAGCGTTTCGTTCACCACAAATGCAATGCACACGCAGTCTTTTATGTACCCTGTGCCAAGCATAAGGTCAAGTCTGCACGCCACAAGCAGTATGAGCAGCATCATACCCTTGCGGCACAGCCCCTTGAAGCCCGCCCTGCTTTCAAGTGCTCCGCTTTTAGACTTGCCTGAGCGGTGGAATACGCCTGCCACTATTATGCCTGTTGCATAGTCTATCACCATAAAAATGATAAGCGTAGTCATGGCGCTTGTCCACCCTCCAAAAAGAGCGGCAATGCCGCCCCCGATAGTTCCGATAGCGGCTAAAACCGCTGTTTTTATGTTTGTCATGTCTTACTCCTTTATCTCAAAAGCAAATCTGCTTAACAGATATTTCTTATTATTGAGCAGTATAGTTTGCGTAGGTACAGCATAGTCACTGTTATTATAGCTATCTGATATACCCTGTATATGAGAAAGTATATGATACACATTTGTAAAACCTTTGTTTAAATCAGTAGAAACTACAGGAGCAAGTGAAGTCACCGATTTCTGCTGACAAAAATATCTATAAGGAGTAGATTTAATAGTAGCCCCATCAGTGAATACTGTATATAAGCGAATATTATTATCAGCACAACTTGTGGCCATTCCTATTTCGGTTTCTCCTGTTTCATAGTTAGTTACTTCACCAATTATTATATTTATACCAGGTCTACTAGTGGTATTACTGTCTATACCCATAGCAACTAGGTCATTTTGTTTGTAAATGACCCAACGTCTAGGATCTCCAGTACGAGGTGCAGTACTTACACAAGGACAAGTTAATGCTTGTGTCCTCAAGTCACACCAGCCAAAGTTACTATTTGTATCAGAAAATTGCCCTCTTAAAAACAGCTCATCTGTTACCCAAAGCTGAAAGGTGACATCTTGGGTATCAATACTCGCATTATCACCCTCGAACACAACTTTCTTAAAGTCATAGACCTCGATAAGCTTCTTGACTAATCCTCTCAGTCCGTCTGTACCCTCATATATTTTCATCTTCGACCGCCTCCGCTATGCCTGTTATACCTATATTTCCGTACGCTTCTCCCACTGACACACCCACAAGGCTCTGTCCGCTCACCATATCGGGTATAGTGTCGATAATATCCATATTGCCGTTGAAGTCCTCGATGCTGAACCTGTCCGTCCTATCGGGCTTTTTAAGTCCGAGATTTTCCGTGAAACTAGCCAACTATACTTCCCCCTTCCGCATTTTTGCCGACTATGAGATAGTACACCTTGAAAGCGTATGTGCCGCCCTGGTCAGAGGTGTGCTCAAGGTATGCCTCCCAGTCGATGTCCCTGCCGTTGCTTGCGACTTTGTATTGAAAACTCTGCGACTTGAAGTGCTTTTTGCCCCAGTCGCACACCATAAACACCGCAGGGTTAGTGACCCCCGAGGGTATCATGCCTGTGCGTGTATTGTATGACCACTGAGAACCGTTGTCGGCGTTGACCTTCATATTCACCGTGAAAGACCCCCACCGCATATACAGTGGGTAGAGCCTGTTCACAAGGCTTACTATCTGCGCCGCTGTCTTTGCACGAAACACCGCTGTACCGCCGTCTAAAAGCTCGTCCGTCTGTTCGCCCGAGTACCGCAGCTCATACTCCTCCTCGCCCACTGTTTCTTCAAGAGCTGCCACCCTCGCCGTGAGCTGCTGGATAAGCTCCTCGGTGGTGGGCGTTGTCTGACCTGTGTCTGCTGTATCGGCAGTATTCTCCGCCTGCGTATCAGCCACAGTTGTTATCTCATTTTCGTCCATTATCTCGCCTCCTAAAGCTGTTCTTCCACCGACAGACCCACCGCAGAAATATCGGCTGAAAGTCCGCCGTCAAAATTGAATCCTATGTTAGTTATTGGTATATCGTAGCTTTCGCCGCTTTCGCTGACGTATGTTATCACGTCACCAACGTCAAATCGGGGGTCGCCAAGGCGGTGAAAAAGCTCCGTTGTATACCACGAAAAGCCGCCTATCCTATGCCACAATGACCGCAGCAGCGACATTGTCATATATGGATTTTCAAACTCCAGCACACGCCCTGCCGTGCCTGTGGTATTGCCCAGCCGCAGAGTTTCGCTGTCGCTGACCTTGCAGATGATACCGACTATCACATTTTGCCGTTCGCTGAGTGTTGGCAGGTCGATAGTGTTATTGTCCAGTATCTTCACGCTCGAGCCGTACCATTTTCGGACGTACCGCCCGAAGCGGTCAACAAAACCGAACTCGCCTTGTGCCGAGGCGATGTAACTGAGCATTTGCCGCATTGTGGTGTCTTTTGGTATGCTCGATATTTTGAAGTCGAAGTTTGCGGTCTTTAATCTGATATGACCCTTGCCGTAAAGCCTTGCACCGCCCTTTACACGGAGCTTTGCAGGGATGGTGTAGTCGTTGCCGTTTTGCAGTCCAAGCTGCTTACAGATGTCGTCCTCCACAGCTTTTGACCACGCAGGTAGCTTGACCTTTGGCACATAGGTCTTGTCGGAGAAGTAAAGCCTATCCGCAAAAGTGACCTCAGTATTTCCGCCCGACTTTTTCGATTTCACGCAGGTGAACCGCCCCAGAGGTATTCTCTCTCCGTCAAGCACCTCTCCAAGCTTGCTTATCTGCTCCACTGTCAACTTTGAAAGTTCTGCGTAGGTGTAGGCTTCCAGGGTGGAGTAGGTGGTAAAAGCTGAACTGTCTTTCATATACAAACTGAAAACATACTCATTTCCAAGATACTTAGTCCCGTCGTCAACAAGCTCCGCCGTCACACTCTGAGAGCAGACAGCACCAAGCTCTATATCATCACTCAGAGAGGTTGCTTGAATGTCCGTCTGAACGTTCTGAATGCCGTCATATGCCACAGGTGCTCCACTCTGAGCGTCCTCTATCCACATACCCCACAAGGCTTTGTAACTCTCTATCCTGCTTGTTATCTCATTGCTTGCTATGGTGTACATATGCCCTCCTAACGTTCTGCGAATGTGACAGTACAGCTCTTGTAATACTCACCACCGTCAAGTCTGACAAGCCCCTGCGGTACATAGTCGCTTGCGTTGGCGGATATAGAATAATACTTGCCGTTGTGCCAAAACTCCAGTTCTGCAAAGTCGGGTCCGTCCTCGATAAGGGATTGTATCTCGGCTGAATCTGCGACAGGAAGCATTGTCCACTTGCAAGGCAGTTTGTATTTGCAGAACTTTCTTGCACCCACAAACAGACCTGTTGTATTCACTCGTCCTGAACCTGCCGTCCATTCGTAACAGTTTACAGGGCTCCAGCTATCAGGGTCAGGGTCTGTCACCCACACGCCGTTTATCTTTAGCAATGTTCCTGTCAAAATGCACTCACTCCCGTCTTACGTTTATACTGATTGTTGCTGTCCTGCATACACTTGAAAAGCACCTTGCTGTCAACTGTTCCGAAGAACACAGGGTCATAAGCTTTCAGCCAATCAAGTATAGCGTTCAGCACCCTTAACACCTCGTCAAGCTTGCCGTTATCAAGCATACCTTGCAGTTTGCTCAGAGGTGAGATTACCTCAGGGTCTGCCTTTGCGTTCCTGTTATCGCCCACCATTGCAAGGGTCGGTGCTGTCGCAAGTCCGCCTGTGGCAAGCTTTGGTATCTCAGGTATGCTTATTGTGTCAAGGTCAAAGCCGAAGGTTTCTCCGCCTATGCCAGGCACCCAATCAGGCACATCAAAACTCAGGCTGTTAATGCCGTCGATTATCCAGTTGACCGCACTTTCAATAGCACTTGTCATTTTGTTTACTGCACCGATAATTAGGTTTATAGGTGCTTTCACAACGCTGTAAAGCGTATCCCACACGCCTTTGAAGATCTTCTTTACACCCTGCCAAGCCTTTTTCCAATTGCCTGTGAAAATGCTCTTGACGAACATTATAATGCCATTGAGAATGGTCTTTACACCGCTGAAAGCGTCTGAAAAGGTCTTTTTGAACCACTTGCCTATGCCTTTGAAAACGCCCTTGACAGCGTTAAGAAGCTTTGTGAAGATCTCCTTTATCTTTGCAATACCCTCAGATACGGCATTATACAGACCTTGTATGATATATCCGCCCATTTCAGCCATGACCTTACTAGGGCTGTGAATACCAAAACAGTTCTTGAAACCCTCAATAAATGGTGTAAGAACATGGTCATAAAGCCAAGTGCCTATGCCCTTGAAAGCGTCAACGATACCTGTGAAAAGCCCCTCAACGATATTACCGCCACAGTCCTGTATCTTCTCCGTAAAGTAGTCACGGATACTGAAAACAGCGTCCTTGATAAAGCCCCACAGCACCGATACCGCACCGCCAATGGCTGAGCCTATCGCCTTGAAAAGCTTTGTGGCAATACCGCTCCAATCTATTGTAGAAATGAACGTCCACAGCTTTTCGCCTATGCCCTGCCAGTTTACAGTTTGCAGGAAGTTTATTGCCGTATCAAGCAGACCTTTCACGCCCTCAGAGATAGTCGTTCCTGCCTTGCCCCAATCAATCTCATCAAACCAGCCGTTCACAGAAGTGCCTATGGACGAGCCAAAGCCCGACCAATCAAAGGTGGTAACGAACGAATAAAGATAGTCGATGATAGCTTGCCATTTTGAAGCAAGGGTCTTGCCGATAAGCGACCAATTCGTTTTCTTTATACCGCCATTAAGAAAATCGGCTGTGCCTTTACCGAAGCCTGCCCAATCGAACTTCTTCATAAAGCGGTATCCTGCGCCAAAAATTGTGTTTATGCCTCCGCCGAAGCTGTCCCCAAGACCTGTCCAATCAACGCCGTTAATAAAGCTGTTCAGACCGTCTGTAAGCTTATCCACAAAGCCATTCAGCTTTTTCTGAATACCGTCCCAGTCGATATACGCAAATGCTCCGTTGACCTTTTCAGCCACAAGAGAGCCTACTCCTGCCCAATCGCCCGACTTAATGGCGTCTTTCATACGCTCCGCCCAATCTGGAAGCTGAACGTTGTCGCCGTTTATGGCTGAGTAATCAATGCCACCCTCTGAACTGTCTGTATCAGACTTGCTCTGATCCGGTGCAACTCTTACAACGTCAAAGTCTGCAAGGTAAGTGTCCTGAGTTTTCTTTATCTTCTCTGCTGACTTCTGCGCCTGCTTTGTCGCCTGCAAGGACTTCTGATAGGTGGTGCCGAAAAGCTCAGAGATAAACGCCGCCACAGTTTTTGTCGCCGTCGCTACGCCCGTCATAAGCGTATTGAGATACGGCATAACTGTGTTCATTATCGGTGTGAAAGCTATGGTGAGGTTTGCTTTTATTTCGTTTAAGGACTTGGCAAATTTTTCGTTGCCTGAAACGGCGTTTGCAACAGCGGAACGTATTCCTTTCAGCAAAACAAGCACGCCTGCCATTAAGAACACTCTTTTTGCCGCAGATTTGAGCGAATGTGTAAACTTGCTCAGCGGTTTTGAAGTGCTGTCGATAGTTGTTTTAAGCCTGCTGAATTTGGATTTAACTGCGTCAACAGCCTTCGAGCCTGCCGAACGCATTGTCTTGAAAGCTCCTCCAAGAGTTGACTTCACCGCCTTGCCTGCAAAGCTTACGGCTGAGCCGATACCGCTTTTTATCCTGCCTGCAACAGTCTTTATTTTCTGCACGGCACTTTCAGCAAAGCCTGCGATAATATCGTCCATTTTTGTTGTCTGCTCTGAAACGCTTTCGGCTGACTTGTTTGCCGTTTCCGCTGCTGTCTGACTTATCTTCGCAGAACTTGATTTAGTCTTGTCCTGCATTTTCTGAACTATCTTATCCGTTAGTTCGTTGACCTCAGCTTCGACCTTTGTAGTGTCATACTCAGGGTCATAGTTCACCTGAACAGTTTTAGGCTTGATATTATCTGTCTGCCCTGCCGCTTCCTGCGCCTTTTTGCCCAGCTTATCATACTCAGCCATTGCCTTTTCAACAGCCTCCTGCATACTCTTCTGAGCGATCTCCGACGCACTGCCAAATCCCTCGTCTATGGCTTTAGTGGTCTTATCCATAGCGTTCTCAACAGCTTTCTCTGCCTGCTCTACTGGCTTTGAAAAGCCGTTCTGTATGCTTGCAGATATCTTGTCAAGCTGATCCTGCACCTTGTTTTTTATCACAAGGTCAAGAGAAATAACACCAACGCTTGCTCCGTCTGCCATTACTTATCACCTGCCTTTCCGAACATTCCCTTGAACAGCCTTTCAAAGTATCTCGCAGTTTCAAGCTTGTCCTGCTCTGTGAACGTTTCCTTTGCTTTCTGACTTCTGAACGCCGTCCATTCTGAGCGTATCTGCTTTTCACACCTGTCGAAATTCTTTATGATGTCCTTGTTGTCCTCGCTCCTGATACGAACTATCTGACCCAGCGGCGTATCGTGCATAAGCCCTGCAACGAGCCTGTACCAATCGCTGTAATGCAGATTTTCCTGCTCTGAGGGCAGGATATTGTACTGCTTTGCAATGGATTGTATGATAAGCTCTCGGTCATAGTCAAGATCGTACCAGCTTTCTTCAAACTTACTCTGCGTTTTCCTGTGGAAATCGAGCCTCTGTCTTTTCTGCGTCCTCGCCTGTTACCGCTGAGATAACAAGAGTGAAAAGCTGCTGATATGCTACCCAAGGCATATTCATTGCCTCTATCTCCTTGTAGTCCTTTGGTGCGAACGCAAGCTTGAAAACCTCGTCTATCATATCAAGATCTTTCTTTTCGGCGTTCTTGTCGCAGATGTCAAGTATCTTCTTGACAGTTTTCTGCCTGTCGTCCACAGGGTAGACCTTGTCGCCTACTCTTATCTCAGGTGTACCTGTAAGAAGCTTGCTGTCGAGTGTATACATCTTTGCCAT